AAAACCTGTCATTGATGAAAAACCTGTCATTGATGAAAAACCTGTCATTGATGAAAAACCTGTCATTGATGAAAAACCTGTCATTGATGAAAAACCTGTCACTGACGAAAAACCTGTCACTGATGAAAAACCTGTCACTGGTGAAGAATCTGTTAATGGTGAAGAACTTGTTGCTGGTGGAGAACCAGTGACAGATGATACTAAAGGTCCCATTGTAAATAATTGTGATTCACATATTGTTAAAAATGGCGGAGCATCAATAAACTCCATCAGGATTAATAGAGATGAAACTGAAGAAGATGAAATTGAAGGAGATGATATTGATACAAATGAGATTAAAGTACCTGATATTGATGAAGATGATATTGATGAAGATGATATTGATGAAGATGATATTGACGAGGATGATATTGACGAGGATGATATTGACGAAGACGGTCGTATAGAATATGACATTGAAGATGAAGATGACATCGATTATGACATTGATGATGAAATTCCTCCAGTAACTAAGAATCTTATTGGTAAAGATACTGGACAATCAGTGATTGTCCAGAGTATATTAGAAGCAACTAAATTAGATGACGAAAAAGATGAAGTTACACCCATCAAAGAGGGAAAACAACACAGATCCAATCGTAATTTACAGATTGAAATGAAAACGAAACCTGATATCAAAGCTCCACAGGTGGATATAAATGTTATCACACCTAAATCCAAATCTGGTGCTAAGTACTTACCAGCTAATGTTAAGCCCGAATCTGATATAAAATACCCACAAGTGGATATAAATGTAATCACACATACATCTAAACCTGATGATAAGAGCTCGTCAGTTGGTAAAAGTGTAGTCAAACCTAACCCGTTGATCTTGAAAAAAATGAGTATTGAACAAACACATACTTCTAATGTTAAGCAAAAAGGTGGCAATATTACTGAACAATTACCACATATAAATGATAGATCTGTCGTGAAATCCCAAAAATGTCCACAATTAGATAGAGTACATGTGACAGAATCAAAAAATCCAACTGTGTCCAAGATAAAGAAAATTAAGGGTAATATCGAGGAGATCTCGATGTTGGAAAAGAATTTCCTGCAAGATGATACCGAGAGTATCGAAACGACATATCCGATTGAACCGACTGAAAATGAAAATAAGAAGTTTGTTGTTCCTAAAAAGCTCCAACTAACCAGAGAGGAAGAACATTCATATGCTAAATTTAATGATTATATCAAGAATATGAAGAAACCACATAATTAAGTTCAGAACGTGAATTTATTTTTTGTGTCTATATTATAAACAAAAACCACAAATGATGTCCCATATTTTCATAGTTGTCGGAGTTGCAATTGTCACAGGATTTCTGATGTATTTGGATAGTCGCCTCTTTGATCGCCCCAAGAAAAAAATAACTTATATCAAGGGTATATCGATGACGGTAGCGATTGTTTTAGCAGTTGTCTACATATTAACATGGCTGTCACCGACAAGTAATATTAAGGATGTTGTTCAAGTTGGCGGGAAATCTAGCTTGAAGATAGAAGGAACTGATGTTGTGAAAGTTCCACAAATAGGTGAGGAAATGTTTACGGGAGCACCACCGTTTTAATATTAGTGTCCATTATTCTTTTCAGTTTTAATTTAATTTACGTATGAGATGTATCGCCAGATCCATTATTTGATTTTTGTATGAGATGGGATCTCACACAAATAATTTAGATTTATCAATTCGATAATCAACCATAAATATCCACTTTCAGTTTCTGATATTTTTATCAAAATAACGTCAATATATTTCCTATCTGATCTTTTCTAGCATTTTGGTTATTTTGGGAGATTGTTGCAAATCTTAAGTTTTTTCATCGGTTATCGAAACCATTACCGTTAATATGATCAATTTTAGAACCGAAATCTATGTAATAGATTGATTCGTGCAAATTGAAATAAGAAATTAATTTATTATTATATAAGTCATATGTCTAAAAAAAGTAAAGTTAGTAATAATGAACCAGTAACTGTACAGTTGAAGAAATTTGATATGAACTGGATCAAAGATAACAAAATTATCATTTTCATTGGTAAACGTAACACGGGTAAATCTATCTTAGTATTAGATTATTTGTATCATCACAGAGATTTTCCATTGGGTACCGTCATATCACCAACAGACAATTATAATTTCACTTATCGCCCTCACGTACCATCTATTTTTATTCATGAAGAATACACCCCAGAATTACTTGAACAAATACTCAATAGACAAAAAGATATATGTAAAAAACAAAAAGTTGATCCTGCATACGCAGACGTTGATCCGAGAACATTCGTTGTGTTAGATGATTGTTTGGCCGATAGTAATGAATGGGTTAAAGATAAAAACATGAAATGGATCTTTATGAATGGACGTCATGCAAAAGTGACATTTATGTTAACAATGCAATATTGTCTTGGTATTACACCTAATTTACGTACCAATGTGGATTATATCTTTATATGTAAAGAACCTAAACTTGGTAATCAGCGCCGATTATATGAACATTATGCAGGTATGTTTCCATGTTTCGAAATGTTCCGTGTCGTATTGAATAAATGTACTAAAGATCATGGGTGCTTAGTTATTGATAACTCCTCAAATAGTGATCGTTTGGAGGACCAAGTATTCTGGTACCGTAGCGATATCAACAAACCGGATTGGGATACATTTAAGTTATGTTATCCTATTTTTTGGAAAAATAATGAAATTTTTCTGGCTGGGAAAGACTCTAAAAAAGACAATAATTCGACAGATTATAGTCAATTAACCATGAAAAAGAACCAAATCAATTTTAATGTGAAACAAATAACAGAGTAAAATATTTAAAGGTATTGATGATATATCTATACATAGAAGATATGTATAACAACAAAAAACCATCAACTAGTAAAAAAATAAATGTTGATGTTGATTACAACAAACGTATTAAAGAATTCAATGATGATTTTAAACAATTACCTTCTAAGAAGAAGCACCTAAAACAGTTGACAACAAAATATGAATCAATGACCAGGAAAAATTTAAATGAAATGTTAACCGATGAAATCGCAGCATCACGACAAGTGAAAGTTGAAATTGATAGCCTATTACAAGAAATTAATGATATCGAACAACTCAGTAAGATCAGTGACTTTTATTTAAAAACTGGTGAACTCTTGATTGATTATTATGAAAATAATGATACTAGGAAAGATACTCCAGTCAAAAATCAGCAAAATGTGACTGAAACGCCCACTTTATTGAGATTTTTTGCCTCCAAAAAATCACAAGAAGTATCTGCAAATATATCACAAAACCATGATGAATTGGGAAATAAATCATTAATTGGGAAAAAGAATGTTTGTTCACAAAGAGCAGACATTTGTGAACAATATCTCAGTCGCATAGACCCTCATCACATTACGGGATTTGACTATGATAAAAATGATGATTTTTGTTGTAAATGTAATGTTTATCGAGAGTTGTTACCAAATGAAGCAATATTAGTCTGTCCCAATTGTGGTGATGAAGTGCAGACGATTATGGAAGCTGATAAACCATCATATCATGATCCTCCACATGAAAATATGTATTTTGCTTACAAAAGAATCAATCATTTCAAGGAGCAATTAGATCACTTTCAAGCCAAGGAGACTACAAAGATTCCACAAGAAATATATGATGCTATTCTAGTTGAATTCAAAAAAGAGAAGAAAACAGATTTGGCAACCTTAACGAGATCGTGTGTAAAAAAATATCTGCAAAAATATGCTCATTTAGGATACAATAAATATTATGAAAATATTAATCAGATCATATGTCATCTGAATGGAATTCAACCTTTTTATATGAAACCAGAAGTGGAAGAACAATTATGTAATATGTTTCAAAAAATTCAAGAATCGTTTGAGAAACATTGTCCTCCTGGGCGAAAGAATTTTTTGTCATATTCATACGTAATTTACAAATTTTGCCAACTGCTCGGTTATAAAGAATATCTACAATATTTCAGTTTATTAAAATCAAAGGATAAATTACGTCAACAAGATAAAATCTGGAAAAACATCTGTGTCGATTTAGGATGGGAATTTATTCCATCATCCTACCAATGATTCCGCAAATTACATCCACGATTCACTGAATCGTAAATGTAATGTCTTTGTGAATGTTAAGCACTATTCCAAAGTGGGAATAATCTGCAATGCATATTGTCAGCAGCGATATCCACATAATTTTCAGAATTATATAACATCATATGGGGTATATTTTCTTTCTTTTTCGTAAAACTGAGTTCAATGTTTCAGTAACGAATGCATTATTGAATGAACCGGTAACTTTTGATGTATAACAGATCATAATTTGTTCGATTCGCAAATGTTTGTGACATTTAGCGATTTGGTCATAATGTGATGACGTAACTTTCAAGACACCGGTATGTCTGCAGCTAATACATCAAACTTATCATAGTATAGATCTTCATTTTCCAAAGTAATGTCTTATTCATATCATCAATGTATGTAACACGTAGTGATTACATCACTAAAATCTAATGAGAAGCAAAATAACAAGAAGATATTTGTCGGAACATCATTCCCTGACAATCTCTTAAATTCCTCATTTAACTTTGGTGCTACATTTCTCAATAAAATTGTCCCATAACACAATGTAGATAAATACCTGATTTGATACCAAATGGCATTGTCGAACTACTAGTTCCAGTTAAGTACGGATCAACAAATTTACTTTTTGTCTCCAACATTGACACAGCGATACTTATCTAGTGTTAACCAATCAATCGCATCAAGAGTCCACATGAAATAACATGACGTTCAGATCTGACATATCATTTGTTGTGATTTGTTTCATATCAAATGGAGTTTGGCGTGCGACTTTTTCGGTGAATGTTGTCCTTTTGACACAACCTTTATCCCACAAATATTTCACCTGTTTGATATTTGTATTTCCCCCCTAGGAAATAATGTTTTATTGGGTTCATAATATTTAGTTGCTCCATTGATGTGATACGGGGGGGGAATAATGTCAATATCATTGACATCTAATATTAAGGGGTTATGGTCACTTGCATTGGAATGAAAACATATATGTTTTCATTGTATCATCACACTCAAATTCGGGTATATAACCCTTATGAAAATATGATCAATTCGAAACCCACTCCAATTACTATAATTGACAAACATTTTGTCAAAATGACATTTTCGATATAAATCGACCCAGAATGTTTTTTTGTGATATAATCATATTCAACTGAGGTGAGACCGAATTTTGCCGTTATTGCGGAAATATACCTTAAATATAGATCACTTGTATACTCCTTAGGGTTTATCATATTAAAATCACCCAAGATCAATGTAAATACATTATCTGGTATGTGTGTATTGATTTGTTGAAGCTCATTGAGTCTAAGTTGTCCTGTGGCGTCATATGCTGTCAGATGGACATTGATAATGTCCAAACCTGGTAATGAGCATTTTGCATAACATTTTCTTCAAAAGATAGATTAGGATCCGAGTGAAAAATATGTGATTTTGCTCCCAAAAACAATCATCCGGTGATGTGCACATTTGTGTGAACCGAATAGTGGATCAATTGTTTATAGAAGGTTTTTAAGATTAAAATTATAATCATGTACAATTTGTTTTCATTATGTGATGGATTAATGATGCACGGTGACACTAATCGATATTTCTCAAACAACGGTTGCATATATCTATCTTCATAGATTACTTCTTGTAAACATAAGATTGTCGGATTAAGTCTGCTGATTGTATTGAATATTTGATCATAATTATCAATTCCTTTATTACTCCAAGTATTCTCAGCACCTATGACACCTTTCCACATATGGACGTTATATGTCATAATACGACAAGGTATTGATGATGCGGGTGGGATTGTGTCATTTAAAATGTCACCTATTCGATCATTATTACCCATAAAAATTCGACCTAAATCATTGATATCACTAATTGTCGGGACTTCTTGTAAATGCGACATATATATATATATACATATATGGTACAGAATTTTCTGTGCAGACATGCCACATTGGATCTTGTATGTTCTTAGGATATTCAAAGACGTCGCCGGTAAATAATTATTGTTATATGTATAACAATAATTAATTTATGTTACATTAATCAATTGATGATGTCTCCCAGCCAATAATTATTGTTTGGGATCGGTATCTGTTAATGTAAATCAATCAAGGGATCATTAAGAAACTGTATAGATCACTGATTGTGATCATATCGCATATGATTATGAAGTAAACAAAGTAACTATCATTTAAATTAATACCTGCATTTTATAGATACATTGAATACTGTTTCATTTTAGCTAATTCCTCCGCTTCCTGATTATTCTTCCGATGTCCTGTGAAGATTTTGAGACCTTCCACAAAATCTTCATTATTCAATATTTTTCGATGTTTCTCTTTATCCAAACAGAAGATCCTTCGGCCATGATAAATGCGAATATTAAAAAATAATGATTCCATATCACCACCAAAATGTGGAAATAGATGGTAATTTTCTTTGAAAAATACTCCATTGTGCACTGTTTTCGTGTCGTCTGCTATCTTCCATCCGAACTCTTTGACTTTAAGTAGGAAAATTTCTCTTAATTCTTCCGCCGAGTACTTATCAATGACATATTTAAAAGTGAACCGTCTCCGTAAGCCATCGTTGAAGGCGAAAAAATTTTTATCCAATGCATCAGTATATCCAGCAATAATGCAGAGGAATTTGTGTTTATTGTCAGATAAACTTTGGTTCAATGTATCCAAACATTCTTTGGAGAAACTATCACGTCCCTCATTATCACCTAATGAATAGGCTTCATCAATAAACATAACGCCTCCATTGCATGAATCGATGACGGCTTGTGTCTTTGCAGCCGTGTGTCCTAAATATTTGCCAATTAATTCTGATCTCTTGACAATTTTGAAGACTTTTTTATCTAAAAAACCCATTGTCATATAAATGTCTCCCAGAATACGTCCTACTTCTGTTTTTCCGCATCCAGGTGGTCCTTCAATAATAGTATGCATCATATCATCATTCCCTGATTGAAGGCCAGAAAGAAAATAAACAATCTGGTTGACAATATTTTCTTTTATTTTTTTGAGACCAATCAGGCGATTTAATTTTTGTAATGGTCTGCGGAGATGGTGTAATTTTTTCAAATCAACTCCCATATATGTCGTTCGTCTTCGACAATGATACAACTTGCCTAATTTAATTAGGTCATTAATATCATTAATTTTTTTTATAGAATGCAACTCCGCATCTGCGTGATCATTTTCATCATAATCTTCATGATCACAATCAGATTTATCACATTCCTCACCATCTGGCCGATAGTCTTCGTCATACTCTTCAGTATTCTCGCACCCCTGATCGAATGGTCCAGATAAATTATTAGAATCTCGTGTGCGATTATGTGGTGGAGGTATAAAGAAAATTACTGACACATCTGGAGGCATTTGTCGTTTTTTATCTTTCTTTTCATCTTTCTTTTCATCTTTCTTTTCATCTTTCTTTTCATCTTTTTTTTCATCTTCTTTTCCACTGGTCCACATCCATCGAGATGTATCGACCGATGTATCCATTTCATCATCAATTAATGATGACAATAGCCTCCTCTTTTTTTGGGGGGGGGCAACTTCCTCAATTATTGAGTCGACTAAAATAGCGTCATCATCAGTGATATCCATCTTAAATCGTGTTGAAATGTTCAATGTTGATATTAACATAATATTTCAATTTTTCTAGGTAATTTTCGGATCATCGAAATATAAAGTTATTATTGATGATTATTTTAGGATATATCAAGAATAATATAATGTAATGTTTGAAAATCTTACAAATGGAACAAAACTCGTTTTTCGTGAAGAAGGTGCATATGGCAAACAACAAGTCATTTTTGGTTTCCTTATCAAAGGACCAAAAAGTAAAGTTAAATTCCATAAAGTTGAAAAATTGTGAAAAGATTGTGGAAAACAAAACACGTGTGACTCCCTTGTGGGACAAAATACCCGATCATATATACATTGTATTGATGTACACTCAAAAGAGACATCACATTTATTATCTTCAGAATTATAATCCATATCCTATTTTTAAAATTAAGCTATATGTGTCTATATTTTATGGAATTTATACAAAAGATACCGTATATGTCGATTGTCGGTATATTGAATGAGAAATTGAATAATGTTACATTTTAAATTTGTATTTGATTGTAATATAGATGTATTGGCGTATTCGTGATTGGTTACGTTCTATAGATGGTAATCAAGAAATCGATGATAACATATGTTATAACATGTTACATTCAATGCACTATGTTATTGGTTTATGTACCAATATGGATAAACACCATAGATTAATCATCTCTCAGCAGAAAATATTGGATCATTGTAACACAATAGTCTCATCAATGTTATGTCGCCAAATATGTTCGACAGATATTGACGAAATATTGGAAAAATAACACCTCCTGAGATATATGAACCGGATGCTATCATCAACATGATTACAAGAATGTTGTTATTTTCGATGAAAATTAAAGATCAATTGATCAAAGTTGATAATAATTTGTTCCAACAGGTCATAAATGAAGCAGCTAACATATATGAGAATCGAATGCAAAATATTGAATTAGATGTTAGAGATTTTCAGCAAAATTATAGTTAAATACCATATATTGGTTACTAAAAGAAGCAAACGGCTATGTGATTAATCATTGTACCGTATAAATAAGAGCTTTTAACCCACTAAACCAGAAAATTAGTTCGGTGTAAGAGCTCAATTCGGAACCAATAACATAGAGGGTGTCCAGAAATACGATCTTCGTTAAAAAAATCAAAATAATTTGTATTTTATATTCTTGCTTAAAATCAGATTCAATGTTTGATTTTAAGAGATTATTCGATAGTTTCTCAAAATTATCCTCAACCAAATTCTA